ATTTAACTTAACCACAGGAGATCTCCATGAACGACCTGATATCGGCTCTATTGAAGGTGTTAGGCAAATTGCTTATACCTTTAAGAAGCTCGACCGCCCTTACAGCCCTCAAAAAGCTGCTAGTGCGATTAGGGTTTTCATTGAAGATGAGCACGGATTCTGCGAATCAGAAATGGATCCAGGTGACTTTGCTGAATTCAGCGAAGTTAGTCGTGTTATGTGGAGGAACAGCTTGGGGGATATTCTCCCTTTTAGCCTACTTCCTAAACACGGTCCTGGGGCTACCGCCGATAAGCTTTCCGGTAATCGGAAATACGCTTTAAAGCGATGGCATCAACGATTGGAGGGGTATTTTCCTCTCTTACATAATGTATTCCCAAATGAGAATGCTTATGAATCATCTGAATATGATGATATCGTTGACGTCCCTTTCGACGAGGAACAACCTGTTAAGGTCACCCTCGTTCCAAAGGATTCGAAGGGTCCCCGTATTATTGCCGTAGAACCTACTTGCATGCAATATGCACAGCAGGCTATTGCTCGAGCGTTAGTACAACGTCTCGAGACCCTTAAACTAACCAAAGGTCATATAAATTTTACTGACCAAACGGTGAATCAAAGGTTGGCAATAAAGTCGTCGATTGATGGGTCCAGCGCAACGCTGGACCTATCGTCTGCGAGCGACCGAGTTCCTCGGGACCTTGCATTAAGCATGTTCGATAGTAACCCTGATTTAAAGGGTGCTATCGAAGCCTGCAGATCGACGAGGGCCGAGTTACCTGATAAGACAATATTGTCTTTGAAGAAATTCGCGTCCATGGGAAGTGCTCTCTGCTTTCCAGTTGAGTCCATGTATTTCTACACATTATGTGTTTTGGGCTTGCTGAAGAGTAGAAAACTCCTGGTAACCGATAACAATGTATTTCGTGTTAGTCGGTTAGTTTACGTTTACGGTGATGATATAATTATCCCCGTATCCGATGCGGATATTGTTCGTGCGACCTTGCAGAAATACTATTGCAAGGTAAATGCCACAAAATCTTTCTGGACCGGACGGTTCAGGGAATCTTGTGGTGTGGATGCTTATTCGGGTTACGTTGTTACACCGACGTATGTCCGATGTGATCGTCCCATGAACAAGCAGTCAGCCAGCGCATTGATTAGTTGGGTGCAAACCAGTAACCTTCTGTGGAAGAAGGGATATTGGCGCGCCTCATCTCACATGATGGAAAAGTGTGAGTCCATCTTAGGGCCTCTGCCCTTCGTGGCTGATACGTGTGCAGGACTTGGCAAGCAAACTTTTCAAGGTTGGGAAACCGTAGGAATACGGGATCCCGATCCTGAGAAAAGGTATCATGCATCATTTGTAAAGATGTGGATACCTACACCAGTATACCGTACTGATATATTGGATGGGTTTGCTGCACTTACGAAATGCCTACTCAAACTTGAGTCGTCGCTTCCAAACGATGATGAAATGTTTGGCAGTGAAAGGCATTTACGAATTACTGCACGACACGGCTTCGTTACACTAAAACGCC